GATTTGTTCGTTGTTTGTAATTGTAACAACTCTACGACGATTTGATGTAGAACCAACATAAATGTAATCACCAACTTTAAGAGCGGGACTGGCAACTGGGTTTGTTGTTCCGCCAGAAAACGCAGTACCAACACCATAAATGGTAGTTGATGCACCACGAGTCCCTGGATAAGAACTGTATGTTGTTCCAGAACCAATTAAATTAGTAGTTAGTTCTTTAATGTCAGCAGTAAAGTTTAAATTTGTATCTGAACGACTATAATAGAATGATTTTACATCTCTGGCAAAATCGTATCCTGTTGTGAGTTGTACATCAAACAGATAAACTTTATAAACAGCAGTTTGTGTACCAACAGTTCCATTGTCCCACTCAATACCACGAATGCGTGCAGTGCCAACTGCAGTTGCGCTCGATGGAGCTACACCAACTGAAGAAGTAAATCTATTGTACAGAGTTACTGCTGGCATTCCTGATGTGGAATCAAATGGCGGTAAAGAATTAATATTAGTAACTAGAACATAATTTCCAATTGGTGTAGTTAGATAACTATCATTTACTTGAACGTAATCACGTGCTTTATCAATAGTTACATATTCAGTAACAATCTTCTCAAGTTCATAACCTTGAACGTATGCTTTTCCTGGCTCTAAACCAATAGCCAGTTTATCGTCACTACCTGGATTTGATCCATCTGTTGGACTATAGATACCACGATTGTAGTATGGAGTCAAATTATATTCCCACGATACACCACCAGTTGTAGAACTGTCTGATACAATTCCAGTAGTGTGAACTGGAGCAACAGTTTTTGATGTTGCATTATTTGTGGCAACGTAAGTTATACCACCATTTGTTACAACATCACCGATTAAATATGCAACATCAGTTACCCATGCGCCACGATTATTATTTCTGTGCTCACGAACATCTATGTGGAATGGTCTAACAGTATAATTACCAGATTCATCAAATGTACGACGTGCTAAAGTTTTTTCAATTTCAGCGTAGGTAGTTGTTGTAACTTGTTGTTGAACTAATCCAGAATTTGTTGTGAGCAATTCAATAAAATTAGAATCTGAATCAATATCCAATGATGCTACATAAGTTTGAACATATCGTAAACTTGCACTACCATTTGAAGCAGTGCCAGATGTATGGCTTGGTGCTGTTGAACTAGTAGTTCCAGCAATAGTTACTTGAAAGTAAAGGTTTCCACTCTTAACGATGTCGCCTACTGCAACTTTAGTATTTGCAGTCCAAGAATAAGCACCAGTTAATAATGGAATTTTTGTTAGGATTAAATCAATATAATAACGATGCGCACCTGGAGCTGCATAGTTATATGAAGTCTGAGCATTGTCCAGTAGAGTTTCGTCATCTTCTGGAGTTGTTTTAACTTCATTAACTTTTAAACCAACACGATATGTTGGTGTATTGTTATACTTGTCAAGAATAATAGATTGCGCATCACAAAGAACAAAGTGACCATTAACATAGAAAACACCACGTTCAATAGTTGCGGCAGAACCAACACCAGTAGCATTGGAAGCAATAGCTTGAACTGTATATGTACCTGTTCCGCTAGTTGTCGTAATAACTTCACTATTAGAGAATGTTTTGGTTAAATTATTATCTGCAGCTGAACTATAACGAACATAAAGAGTTGTTTCGTCAGATCCTTCTTCACGAACAACTTTTAATACTGTTGCTTCTACACCAGAATCACCTTGAATTTTTCTTCCAGCAAAATTATCGATATAAGTTTCAATAACGTCTGAACCATAAAAAGTTTGTAATTTTACATAGTTATAATTTGAATCAAGAGAAACTTGTCCAGGAATAACCATCGCACCATTTTTAAAAATGTGGTTACCTTGATAAGCAATCTGCTGTTGTAAAATTGTCTGTAGCTGAGTTAATTCTCTGGCTTGAACAGCAAAAGATGGACGGAATAAAATTCGATAGAATTTATTATTCTCATCAAAGTCGTCATTATACGGTTCTGTATTGAAGTCTAACATTGTTTAATCTTATCCTGTTGAATAATTTATTAAAAACGAATAACTGTTCTTAATGTAACTGTCTGATCGGCAGTAGGAGTAAATGCTGCTCGATTATCGATAAACATTAAGTCTCCAGAGTATTTATCTGCTGTTGGAGGAGTGACTGCGCTGGCAGTAAACACATCGGCAGCTGCATTGGTAAAGTTATTACCGATAGCAATACTTGCATTATCTATCGCTTGCACCAACATAGCAGTGCCTGTATTTGTAACAATTCTAAAACGAGTTGAATCGCTGGATTTTGTAATAATAGAATCCGCTGGGAACAATGCAGTATTTGTAGTAGCAGAAATCACCCAGCAAGTAGAAGCCAAAATAGAAGTTAAACTATTGGTGCTTCCATATTGTCTAGGATTCTTAATAATACCCAGTTGACGATAATCGTTATTAACATCAAATCCTTGATTTTTATCTTGGCTGATGTTACTATAGAACATTAATGTTCTTGCATAAAAGTTATTTAGTGCTTCTTTAGCATGACCGCCAAATGGAGAAATAATGGCTCTGGCTTTTGCTCCATAACCAGTTCCAGAAATAACAACATTTGCATAACGATATCCAGAACCATAAGAAGTCATGGTAAGTTTAGTAACTGCACCATTAACAACAGTTGCTGTAGCAACAGCACCTGTACCATCACCAGTAATAGTAACAGTTGGTGTACCACCATAACCCCACCCACCAGAAATTACTGGAATATTCATAATACGACCATCAACAGTAAGCAGTTCAATAGTCGCTTGAAGCGTATTAACATCACCTGGAGATAGATCAGCAGAAATTAATGCGCCAGTGCCATTACCAGTCACGTTTAAGTTTGCAAAAGTATATCCAACTCCTGGATCATCGATCTGCACTGAGGTTAATTGTCCACCATCAAAAATTGGAATTAGTCTGGCAGTAGAATCTTCTGACGTAAAAGTAATATTTGCGCCTGTACCTGGAGATCCAGACACAGTAATAGTTGGTTTTGAAGAGTATCCTGCACCATACTTAATTGTTGAGGTAGCTGTAGCTTGAACACCAACATATGTTAGTGTTGCTGTACCATTTGACACTGTTCCAGATAAGTGTGTTGGAGCAGTTGAAGCATGAGTGGTTCCAGCTGATGCAACAGTGTAAAGTCTATTTGAAAAATAAATCTGTTGACCAATAGTTACTGCAGTCGATGCAGTCCACTGTGTTCCAATGTTAATAGTTGGAGCAGCATTGTATCCAAGTCCTGGATCTGTAACATCAAACCGAATGATAGAAGTTACTGATAGAATGGCTTTTGCTGTTGCTGGATATCCAACCCAAGTTAAGGTTGCTGTGCCGTTAGCGACTGCACCAGTTGTATGACTCGGTGGAGTTGAAGCATGTGTAGTTCCAGCTGTAGTTACAGTATACAAATTATTTGCATAATAAACTTGAGAATTTAATGTTAATGCAGTTGATGCAGTCCACAAAGTCCCAACAGTAATAGCTGGTGCAGAAGTATATCCAGAACCACCAGATAAGACTTGAATAGTTCTTAATAATCCATATAATGTTAATGCTGTAATAGTTCCAGAGCCATTGATTGTTGCTGTGGCAGTTGCTTGTGTTCCAACATATTTTAAAGCAGCAGTACCATTGGCAACTGTATTGAAACGATGAACTGGACCAGTAGTAGTAGTAGTGCCAGAAACAGCTACCTCATAAATGTTATTATTAAAAGATAACTTTTGTCCAGTTAAAACTAAAGTGCTGGCTTGCCAAGCAGCGACACCAGTAAATGGTGGATCAATTGAAACAGTTGGACTAACATATCCACTACCACCGCTGGAAAGTGTTATTCCAGTTAAGTATATTGGATCTGCTTGATTATTTCCATCACCCTGTACGGTAATTGCTCCAGAAGTATATCCAGAACCACCAGCATCTACACGAATAGTTTGAAGTTGTCCACTTGAATAAAATTGATTACGTAATGCAGTTATAACAGGAATGTAATCGTCTGTCACAAATTTATTGCGCAAAGCAATAGGAACATTATACATGAACTTCCACATATAACCATCGGATAAAACAATAGGATCAACTGTTGTTGATGTTGGTTTAACAGTGGAAACAGCATTACGATTATTATCTAAACACTTGTATACGTTAAATTCATCTGTCACTACATAAAATAGTGAGTCTTCTAATTTTTGGAATCCATTTGGAGAAATTGTAACAACTGCGCTTGCTGCTGCATTGGTTCCACCACCACCAGCAATAATGCAAGTTGGAATGCTGGTATATCCTGAACCTCTAGCAGTTAGTGTAATACCAGCAACACTTCCTTCAATTCGTGTTGATGTGGCAGTTGCGCCAGTACCACCACCATTGCTAACACTGACCCACTGAAGTGGAGCAGTACCATTAGTGACAGTACCAGAAGTATGCGTAGGAGCAGTAGTTCCAGTAACACCAGTGGTGGTTACAATATAATAATTGTTACCTGATTTAATCAACTTACCTAAAATATAAGAAGTAGATGCTGTCCAATTAACTGAACCTTGAGATCCAATATAAACGAACGGATCAGAACCATAACCAAAACCACCAGCTGTTAAATTAACACCCTGCACTTCAGTGGAATATTGATCATCGTATTGATCATAAATTGTGCCACTGGTCCAGTTATAGCGTGGGATAACATACGCTATATCTGTTGGTTTAATTTCTTTCATTGTAATTATATCATTACGTGAAGAAAATTCATATGCAAGACTATCTGTTGGATATGGAGGTGTTAGTTCATCTGTCCAAGTTACTGTTTTCCCCAAATAGTAGTAGTATCTACTATGTCTAGTAACAACCTCATTGTATAGTCCATCTGCAATAGAATTATGCAGAATAGACTTCATTAACGCAGATGTGGTCATGTGTATTTTCTTTTAATTAACTTACTGTAACAGTCCAGCTGATTGCAATAGAGTCACCAGACGCTTTGTTAACTGCTGGGAAAGTTGTACGGCAAAGCATATATTGTCCAGATGTTGGGCTAGCAGCATATGTACCATAGTTAAAAATTGCAGCTTCAGTGATAGCACCAGTACCATTACCTGCACCAAAAGTGGCAGTTGAAACAATAGTGTTACCACCATTAGGATTGGTCAAAGTTATTGAAGAACGATATGCTTCAGTACCCAAATTTGTATCACCAATTGCTGGTGAACTAGTGCCAGTACCGATAGCCATATGGCTCAAAACTGTAGCAGCAGTACCAACCATACGGCTAGCAATATAGTTTTTACCGTTAGTAACTACTAAGTTTGGTACTTTAGTTGCTGATTTTAAATCACCATTCTCATTAAAAACTTGAATAGTCAATTCACCAACCATTTTTAAATTTTCTTGTAAATTCATCGAAATCTCCTTTTATTAATTATCCTGTGAAGGTGGATTCACCTGTTGTATAGTTTCCACTATCGTTTGCAAAATAAGAGCTGCTAGTTGGATAAGGATCTGTATAAGGACTTAACCATAAACTTCCTCCACTATCAGCCATTGTAATTAAACTTGTATCTGCTGTAGACCCATCAAACAAATTATGGGTAGCCAATTCTTTATTTAGGACAAAGAACGGAACAGTTCTAGTACTATTCGTTCCTGTAGTATCACTCATAGTCACTGAACTTGTATCTGCAGTAACTCCATCAAATAGGTAATGTGTATCTAATGCCTTTTCTACTTCAAAATTTGGTGTTGTGTCACCCAAAGAAACTGTATCTGTATCTAAAGTTGTACCATTATTTAAATAATGATCATAAACTGTAGAATTTAATATCTTTGTAGTATCAAGTACGCTAATACCAATACGTGTTAATGAACTGTAATCATAGTCATACGTTGTTTCTGTTAGAGAAACTGAACTTGTATCAGCTGTAGTACCATCATTTAGAAAGTGAGTATCGAGTGGTTTATCTACAACAAAAAGTGTACTTGTATCTTGTAGAGTAACTGAACTCGTATCTGCAGTAACCCCATTGAACAGGAAGTGAGTAGACAGTGGTTTGGTTACCACAAAAGTAGGAACATCATGGGTAACAAATGCTTCGTCTTGGAATTGTAGTACCAAGAAACGAATCATAGATGTTAGGCTAGTTCCAGTATCAAATTGATTTCTTACGTCATACTCACCAAACAAAGCCATACCAGCAGGGTGAATTAATGTTTTAACCGCAGAACGATATGCTTCTAACTTTTCATCAATTTTAATAACATATGAGAATGCTTGATAAAATCTACTATCTTGGATGTAAATAGCATCATCTAAGAAGCCTAAATTGCTTGTGTAGTATCCTGGATATTTTGCAAGAGAACCGAGAGTAATTTTAATAATTGCTGGCTCATCTGGATCTAAAACAGTAAATTTGTTATCAACGAAGAACTCACGAACAACATCACCTACATAAGTACCATCCCAATAATCAGTAGTGTTATAGTCTGAGTTGTTGATAATACCCTGTTCAAAGAATCCATTAGTAGTTTCACTTAATGATACATTAAAACTTGGAGAAGCACCACCAATAGTTAATGCAGTAGATCCTGCAGAAGTGGCTGATTGTCCACCAAGTGGTAATATAGTTGCAGTAAAGTCGCCAGTATAATTAATACCGTATTTAACAAATTCAATGCTGTTAATTCCCCCAGTATCATTAATACCAGAAACTTTTAGAATTGATCCTGCACCATCTCCGTTTTTAATTTCGTATAAATCACCAAGTCTAAATCGTTTACCTTTTTGTTGAACAGTAACTTTTGAGGTAGTTGATAAAATAGTTGCATCAAAAGTATCTTCATAACGAATTCTATCTCCTGGAGAAATATCTCCAAAGAATTTACGATCAATAAAGAATTCATAGATACCATCTGCAATCTCAACAATACGATCAATTTCAACTTCAACGTATTGTCTTCTGTCAATCTGCAGTCTGATAGTTCTGTTCGGTGTAACTACATCAACTACTCTACCGATAATAGAATCTGGATCACCAGCATTAACTCTGGCAAAAATTGATACATCTTGATTCCATCGACCATCAGATGCACGGAGCATCTGGCGAGAAGGATATTCTAATGTGACATCTTTATCAAAAAGAACTCTAAACAAAAATTTGAAAGATGCTTCACTACCTTTTGCAAGGTAATGATCTTTCATATGCTGTAATAAAAATCTTTCATTTACTACAGGTTGTGGAAAATTTACAGCAACTTCTTTTTTAAAGTACTTAATGAACGAGTCTAAAGTAGTATCAAGATCGCCAAGTGTTTTTAAATCATTACCAGTTGTATTCTGTAAATACTCATAGTACGCTTCTATAAACGCTACAAATGTTTGGTTATCCTCCCTGACGAATTCAGGAAGTTGACTGGCAACTAAAGATGATAATGTGCGACGAGGTATTGTCATTATGAATGGCTAGAAGTGAATGTATAATTTCTACCTGCACGGAGATCGCCATTGGCAGTCTTATCAGGAATTGCTGTTACAGATAAGTGATCTGGTGTTATTTGTGCGATTTGAGTGAACGCAGATATTACGTCATTCGATTGTGGCTTAATGCTAATCTCAAAATCAAGATCTGCAAGTCCTGTAATATTTAAATTCTTAATATTGATTTTTCCAGCTGCATAGTCAACAGTTCCAATAGAATTATTTACAATAATATTTTGAGCATCTTGTGTTGCTGTTCCAACAGAACGATAGAAAAGAATCATATTACCAATACCATCATCGGTTAGATAGTGAATAAAATCGCTTCCTTGAATATAAAATCCAGTTGAAGTGATTGAATCTTCAGCAACACCCTCGTTATAAATTGGATTAATAACATTAATATTATACTCAGCAGAAATACCATATCTTGGAGATATATTTCTTCTTAATATTACAGTTGTGATGTTATTTGTGATAGACTGTTCAGCTGCATCAATTAAACGACTTAACTTAGAATAGCGAAATACACTTTCAAATTTTTGTAAGTCAGATTCGTTGTAGTCTAAAATAACTTGACGAACAATAGATTCTATGTCAGTTGAGGAATATCCTGTTTCTCTATCGTTGTAGTATACGGTAACAGTTAATGCGATGTTAATTTCTTCAGCATCGATAATTTCTGGAGTGATTGATACAACATTTTTTGATTCTAAAATTGTGTTTATAATATCTGATTTTTGCTGAACTGTTAACTTACCTGAAGTTTTTGGTTTTACTGCAATATATGTTTTGCCGTAAATAGGTGGATCGTTATCTTCACCACCCCAAACAGCAACTGATGCAGCTTCTGGGAAATTAGCATAAATTAACGCACGATAATCATCTGGAGTCACAGCACGATTTTGTGCAGCATAAGTTCTTGGTGCATTAAATTTAATACTTTCTATATCTTCAACTACTCCACCACCAATTGCAGCAGAAGTATTTGTGATTGAAACATTGGCTCCAGAATAAAGAGTGGAACCATCATATGAGAATAGGGTTGCACCATTTGGTGCATCTAAACTAGAAACAAAATAACTAATATTAACTACGTTACCATTGTCAAGTGCTCTACCAAGAGTGCCATCGCCAAATGTTAATTCGTATAAACCATCATCGATCTCTTTAATCCAAAACACTTTTGAAGTTGAATCGGCTTCTATAATAGAAGTAGAAATCGTATAAGTGGTAAAATTGGAAGATGTTGCATTTTCTTGAACACGAACTTTAACAGTGGCTAAGTCTACATTGGCATTTGGAATAATGTATCGTGTGCCAGAAGCGACTGTGTATTTAAATGCTAAAGGAGAACCTTCAGTTAAAACAACATTTGGAATCGTATAATTTGTTGAAGCACCAACTGCGCTATACTCTTGAGTAGTATAAAATGCGTAAGAATTACCATCAACAGTTGTATTAAATTGAGTAAAAGCTGGAACTGTAACAACGGATGGTCCAGTAGATGGCGATGTAATATTCAAAGTTACTGTGGCAGTTGCACACTTGGCTGAGTTTGGAGTATATCCAAGTAACTTGGCAAGAGAAACAACAGACGCTCTTTTGCTTGCTGAATCAAGAAACATCTCGTTTACAGCAAGGTTAGTATAGATACCGTTATAGTGAGTGTTGTAAGCCAGAACATCTAGAAGAATGGACAGTCCTGATCCTTCAAAATCATAGTCAGTAAATGTGTCCTGACCTTTTAGATATTCTTTTAGGTTAGCCTTAATGTTATCAAAATCTAATTCTGATACACTAATTCTTTTATTATTGGATGCCATTATCGTGTTCTCTCTAGTGCTAAATCCAGAGAGATAGGTCTCTGGGTATTTACTATTTTAAAGTTTAATGTAATATAGACTGCGTTTTCGTCTAATGAATCATTCACCAATACGTCTATAATGTTCACTCGTGGTTCAAAGTTATTAATAACGTCCACAATGGCTCGTTTCATCATAACTGTAAACATTGGTCCAGGAAGTTCAAATAGCAACGCTCTGATAGGAGAACCTATCTCGCTATGAAATGGTCGCTCAAAATTTCGAGTCAAAAGAAGATTTTTAACCGATGCCTTAATGGCATTATCATCAAAACGACGTACAATGTCTTTATTCACTGGGTGAGCAGTGAAATTTAAGTCTAAATCCGAAAAGGTTCTTGTATTTCTTGACATATTATTATTTAGTCTATCCAATAAACGAATCTTGCGATCCTTCAGCTATTGTATCTCCACAGGCAATATCGTCTCCGATTCGAGCGACTTTTTTACCTTCAAAATAGAAAGTGGAGGAAGAAGATGATACTTTTCGAGCAGAATTAGGATGAGTAGTTATTCCGCAGGTATGTGCCTGATACTGAGTATGTCCCAGTAACTGAATAGCCTTACCATTGAAGAAAGACTTAGTTGTGTATGGTCCAGCAGCTGGAGTCGGAGGAAAACATCCGTGTCCTGTTGATTGTTGTGCTTCTAAAGATATCGCTGGCATTATCTACTCTGAGTTAAAGTTACTAATTGCTTTAATAGGGTTTGTCCTGTGGTCCAGTTTAAATCTCGAATATTAATAGTGTAATTTTTTGTTGCAACGATATCCAAGTAGTTCGGATCTAAAGGATCATTAATAAATGCTTCTGCTCTGTAATTTCTTATAATGTTTCTGGATGTATCAGCTTTAAATGATGTTGCTTCATACACTTCGGAATTAATAACTTTATCCCACGCACCATTGTCTGGATCAGTAACTACAGTTTTTATTTGTTTATTAAAGGTTTTATATTGTATTGTATCATTAAAAACTCTTTTAAAAAATCCTGCAACAATTACTGGATCTCCTGTAGTAAAAGTAACAGTGGTAGGATTTCCTTCCAAT